TGGCAGAAACGGCAGGAAACTTTGTATATATCGGCTACAGGCTCAAACAGATCAGGGATTCCGGCATGTATGACGGAGCGGCGGATATATTTGAATTTGCAGAGAAAGAATATGGTCTGGGTAAGAGCACCGTGTCCCGGTTCATTGCAATCAATGAAAAGTACAGCGAGGGAGGAAATTCCCTTTTACTGAAAGAGGAGTTCAGAAGCTTTTCCTCGTCAAAGCTGTCCGAGATGCTTACCCTGCCTGACAGTGAGGTGGCGCTGATCACGGAAAAGACTACCGTCAGGGAAATCCGGGAACTGAAAGCCTTTAACAGCCAGATGCCGGAGGAGGCTGAGAAGACGGCAGGCGAAGAAGGGAAAAGCACAGAGGCAGCAGGCGGGGAGGGAAACGTCAGGACGCCGCTGGAAAAGTGCCTGATCGATTTTTTCAAAGACAAAAAGGACATGCTGAACAGCGTTATGAAGCATCTTAAGGCTGAACCGCCGGCGTATAAAGAGGCGGCGGAACGGATGGCGCCATCCCAGGCATCCCATAAAAAGGGGATCGTGTTCCTTTTCATGTATGACTGGAACACCGGGGTAAAGTATAAGCTTATGGGAGAGACGGAGCCGTTCTCCATGAGCTGGGCAGAATTTTTAAACACGGTTTACGGTATTTTCTGGGCATGCGGGCAGGATGATGCGTGGGGGGATTTTTACAAAGATGCAGAGCAGCAGATAACTAAAAAAGCGGAAGTGGGAAATACCGCTCCGTCCGAGTCAATTTGCGGGATTGAGTCTGTTGCGACGTCGCAACAGAATGAGGAAAAGGAGGCAGCAGGCGGTGATAACGAGGAGAGCAGAGAGGGCGAGACGAAGGAGAAGGCTTATGCGGACGGTGGACAGGCTGGGGAGCCTGCAGCTGATCCTGAACCCGCGGACAAGGAAGATGGAGCCGCTGGAGGCGCAGGAGAGGACAGTGCTGGAGGCGCAGGAGAGGACAGTGCTGGAGGTAGCGCAGACGGTGAGGGCGGCGCAGGAACTGCACCAGTGCCGCAAGATGCCGGACAGATAGAAGGACAGATGGATATCACACAATATCCGGGATACATGCCGGACGCAGAGGGAGACGGGCAGGAGAAACCTGCAGAAGCAGCAGGAGTGGAGGATCCCGGCGGGAAGATCAAGGACTCGGACGGCATGAGGCGGCATATCGAGAACCAGAAACAGATCATTGCTGATGCGATCAGTCTTATGGGCACATACTGCGACCAGGGTATCTGGGACAGGCTGATAGATGAGGCAAACGCGATCATAACCAGAGCGGAAAGCATCAAGAATATGGAGGAAATGTGGCATGGCTGAGAATATGACAAAGAAACAGCTTGAGGGCAGTGAGATACAGACGGGAGCATGTCATTACTGCGGGCAGGTCTATCAGTTTGAGACGGACGGCAGGGCGACGGAAACGCAGCTGGACAAATGGGCGGAGGAGAAGTGCGGCTGCGGAGAGGCGGCGCTGGAAAGACAGTGGCGGGAAAAGGCGGACGAGGCTAAACAGAACACGGAAGAATTATTCGGAGAAAGCTTTCCAGAGGCGTGTGAAATACTGAAAGAAGGCATTGACCTGATCGTAAGGCATAAGGCAACGAAGGTGGCGGTAGACGCAAAAGGCGGAAAACTGAGTGTGCAGAAATCGAAAAACGGAATTAAGGCAGAGATAAGCAGGACAGAAAAAAAGAGTATGGAGGTGTAGCATGGCGAAGAGGAAGAGCATCATGCAGGACAGGGAGACAGGGCAGTGCTACCTCTGCCGCCTCCTGCATAGGGATTACGGCATAAAGCCCGTCCGGCAGGAACACCATGTCATGGGAGGCACGGCGAACCGCAGGCTCTCTGAAAAGTATGGGCTTAAGGTGTGGCTCGATCCAGACCACCATCTTTACGGTCCGGAAGCGGTACATAAAAACGCAGAAGTGGCGGAAATACTCCATAAGGAGGCGCAGAAAGCCTTTAAAAAGGAATATCCGGATTTGAACTTCATGGAAATTTTCGGGAAGAACTACCTGACTGAGAATGAGCGTTCCGGGTAGCTATAAGATTCGGGATTGTGAAGCATATGGGCGACAACGTGACGTTCTATTTTGAGACTACCTCAGCAAATTAGTATATCACAGCAACAGTAAACGCGGCAGCAGGCGGGGCAGCGGTCCAGGGAGGCGGCAGTCCCGCCGGAAAGGGGAAAGGTGAGATTATAAGGATGACGGAAATTATGGAAACGATGAAGATAGTTCTCACGCGGTTTAAGAAAAAAACTTGACTTATGGTAAAGCAAAAGGTAAGATAAAATCACAGATTTCAATTTGGATTAAATCTTTTTCAATTCTGTAAAAATTGTTGTATATTATCGGATCTGAATATCTGTATGCACTCCAACCACATTAGGTAATCTAAATAAATATATTTATAGATAACGGAAAATATATTGTTTTAGATGTGTTTTGAGAAAGAAGAATATGATGAAAGAAAAGAAAGTCGAAGATTGCAGTGGAAAATTATGCACAGGTTATCCACAAATTTATCCACATATTATTGAAAAGGCAATAAATATGTGCTATAATTTTTATACAAAGAGAAAAAAGAGAAAAGATTGTGAAAGGAGGGATAATATGTGGTATAGCGCTACAGAGATAGCAAAATATATTATTTCTCAATGCTTATCGCTTGGGAAACCCGTGAGCAATCTGAAACTCCAAAAGATGATGTATTTTCTCTGGGTGGATTTTTATAAACAAACGGGACGCAGGTTGTTTTTAGATAATATTTGCGCATGGCAGCTTGGGCCAGTGGTACCAGAGGTATATTATGAGTACTGCTCTTATGCGGGCAGACCTATTCAGAGAGCTTACACAACAAATATAGGTGGGGAAGATGGTCAGATAATCAACCGCATTTTGGCTGATTATGTCAATGTTCCGGCCAATGTGTTAGTAGACAGGACGCATGAAAACGGATCAGCATGGGATTGTGTATATCAGAATGGAGCTGGAAATAGAAATATTATTCCGTTTGAATTGATAATCAAAAAGGAAGTTGGGTAAGATTATGCTTGCAGAGGAGAGGAACAGGCGACAGAAAACATTAGAAGAAAACATACACGAATTATCGAAAAAGATGCTTGAAGATTCGGAAATCAGGGTTGTTTCACTCCGGCTGTTGGAAATATATAAAGGCGACTTTAAGCATAGCTACTCAGGCTTTTTTCCGCTTATTCTTGAAATCTCAAAAGGGGAACAACAAGAAGATATCGAATATCTGTCCAATAATCTGGAGAGTATTCGTACTTATATTGAAAATGATTTATTAAGCGGAGTAAATGAATTTAAAGATATCTATGAAAGAATAAATAAGCTGTGTGACCATATAAATGTGGAGATAGGGCGATGGAATTATTACTCGCAGAATGAACAAAAGATTGAAGATATTAGTTCAACGATGACTAATCTAAATAGTAAAATGGCAACCGCTACAAATGATTTACGAAAAGCATCAGAGCAGGCGGCATCGATTCAAACGGAATTGATTGCAGTGCTGAGCATCTTTGCCGCGATTGTAGTTACGTTTTCGGGCGGATTTACTTTTTTGGGAAGTGTTATGACTTCTATTAGCAGTATAGAGTATTATGAATCTGTGGTGTTAGTAGCATTGGTGTGCGGATTAGTTATATTCAATACGATTTTTCTATTGCTGTATATGGTGGGGAAAATTATAAATCGGAACATATATGCAGTATGCGAAGATGAAAATTGTTCATGCAAGAATACGTGTAAAAATTTGACAAGAATTAGAAAACGTTTACCATATGTATTTTATTTCAATTTATTGAGCGCGGCAGGAATTATAGTTGATCTTGTAGTCTGGTACGCGGACATAAAAAACTGGTTTGGAATATAATTCTATCGGTTTGATCTAAAATATCATACTAGAGTCAATGCTTCTTGTATTTTCTAATTGACATCTATAATATTTCAAAATTATAATAAAATAAAAAACATTCAGAGCCCAGAGCCGGATATGAGTTATCTCATATTTAGCTCTGGCTTTTTTTATTCAGGAAGTTGGTGATTTTGTGGCAGAAGACTATGAGAAAGCGGAAAAGGACTATCTGGAAGGAGCCAAGTATAAGGATATTGCCGCAAAATACGGGGTAACAATAAACACGGTAAAAAGTTGGAAAGTCAGATACGGATGGTCTAGGGGAGGAGAAAAAGGTGTGCACACAAAACGCACACAAAAATCAAAAAAGTGTGCACACAAAAAAGCGGAAGTTGCACCGGTGCAACCAGAGCCGGAGCAAGGCAATTCCGGCGGAATGGAAAACGGCGGATTGTCAGAGAACCAGCGGCTTTTCTGCCTCTATTACATGAAATACAGAAGTCAGGCGAAGGCGTACCAGAAGGCATACCAGTGCAGCTACGAGAACGCCTGCGCCTGTGCATACAAAGTTTGGAAAAAACAGGAAGTACAGACAGAAATAAAAAAACTGTTGGAAGAGGTGCATGAGGACATCAAAATCGACGTAAAGGACCTGATCCGGCAGCAGGTTGATATTGCGAGGGCGGATGTCACGGATTTCGTGAACATTCACAATGGATTTGCGACGATAAGGGAGGACATGGACGGCACGCTGGTTCGTGAGATTAAGAACACGCCGACCGGCATATCTTTGAAGCTGTACGATAAGCAGAAGGCGATCGACTGGCTGGCAAAGAATATGAGTACAGCAGACAGCGGCACCGCAGATGACAGGAAACTGCTTGCGGACGTCCTGATGGAAAGCAAAGGAAACCGCAGTATAGAAGATTTTGAGGGAGATAATGCAGATGAACATTCCGGCGCCGTTCAGTAACAGGCAGAAAGAATACATGTATAGATGCTTCTCGTCATGGTTCAATGTGGCGGAGGGCGGTAAGCGCGGGGGAAAGAATGTCCTGCAGACCATGGTTTTCTGCATGATGCTGGAAAAACATAAGGACAGGCTGCATCTGATCGGCGGGGTATCTTCCGCCACGGCAATGCTGAATATCATGGACTGTGACGGCTACGGGCTGCTCAATTACTTTGAGGGCAGATGCCGGACAGGAAAATATAACAACCGGGAATGCGTCTATGTAAGTACGCCGGCGGGAGAAAAGGTGGTATTGATATCCGGGGGAGGCAAGGACGGGGACGAGAAGCTGATCAAGGGAAATACCTATGGCATGGCGTACATAACAGAGGCGAACGAGTGCCATCCGAAATTTTTGAAGGAAGTCTTCGACCGCACCATGACCAGCTCGGACCGCAAGATATTCCACGACCTGAATCCGAAAGAGGAAGAACACTGGTATTATGATGAAATCCTCTGGTTCCACGAGAGGCAGCAGGACGCGGATGAAGAATATGGTTATAATTACGGGCACTTTACGATAGCGGACAATTTCAGCGTTTCCGATGACGAGCTCAGGAAGATAATCAGTACATACGATAGGGATACGGTCTGGTACCGAAGGGATATCCGCGGGGAGCGTGCGGTGGCGGAAGGGATCATATTCAGAAAGTTTGCGGATAATAACGATCCTTATCTGTATGATGACGATGAGCTTTTCAACCGGGTAAAGAAAAACGGGAAAGAAAAGCTGCAGTTAAAGATCAGACCGAGCAAAGTAGTGATGGGAATAGACTTCGGCGGTAACGGTTCAATGACAACCTATGTGTGTACGCTGTATTTTCACGGGTACCACGATTTCCGGGCGGCGGAGGAACATAACATCCCGTTGGCGAAAGACATAGATACAAACAGGATATGTCAGGAGTTTATCTTGTTCTACTGGAAACTGATAGAGAAGTATGAAAGAGTGGACTTTATATTCGGGGACAGCGCCGCCACGACGCTTATCAACAGCCTGATCAGCGCCGCCAGAGAAGCCGGGCTCCCGTACAGGAATATAGGCGGATGCCGGAAAAACGAGCTGACGGAGCGCCCGCGGATGATGGAACGGCTGCTGAGCACTGGCAGGATGAAGATTAACAGGAAATGCGAGAAGCTGCGAAAAGCGTTAGGGAAATTGAAATGGGATGAAGACCACCCGAACATCCCGGAGGACAAGAACATAGGAAACTGTAACGACTGGTGGGATGCGTTCTGCTACACCATGCTGGATTTTGTGGAGTTTATCGATCTGGACAGATAGGAGGAGACAATGGAAAACTGCGTAAAGGATCTGCTGATGAAAATGGGGTACAAGGTAAATGAGGATGCGCTGAGCCTGATCAGACAATGCGACGACTGGTATGCGAACAGGCAGATTGAGGAGTTCCATCACAGAAAGAGCGTGCAGGGGGCGGAGTTCGATCTGGAGAGGATGAACTTTGCAAAGCGGTGCTGCTCTGATGACGCAAACTTGTGCGAAGTTGTGGAGATCAATGCCGGTAAGGGGGAGCAGGGGGAGGCTGTCAGAAGGATATTAGAGCAGAACAGGTTTGACACGCAGTACAGGCGCCAGCTTGAGCGCATCCCGGCGAATGGGACCGCCGCATGCTACATCCGGCTCGACAATGCGACAATATACGAGGACGGACACGCAGACGGCGGGGAGATCAGGCTGAACTATGTGGACGCAATGGGATTTATGCCGCTGACGGTGGAGAACGGGGATATCGTAGAGTCAGCATGTTCCGGGACTACAATGGTAAACGGAAAAAAGCAGACGACGCTGGTCGTATTTCTGAAACAGGACGGGCTGTATAAAGCAGAAACCCATGTATTTGACGAGTACGGCAAGGAGATGGAAGGGAAAATGATGGTATTGTCTCTCGGTGACGTCAAGCCCTTTGCGGTCATGAGGAATGCGGAGGTAAACAACCTTGACAATATGGATGGCTACGGTCTGCCGAAGCTGCTCGGGGCGATCCCAGTGCTGAAAGCACTTGATCTGGCTTTCAATGTGTTATTTAGGGATCTGGATAAGGCGGACAAGCTGATCCTGATCAACGAGCTGCTCTGTTCATTTGACAAAAACGGGAATGCGATCACACCGAACGAACAGGCAAAGAAACTGTTTGTACTGCTTGGAGAGAAGCTGCCGAACCAGAAGGAGCTGATCCAGGAATACAATCCGTCCATCAGGATCGAGGAACTCACCAAAACGATCGAGCTTCTGCTTTCCCTGCTGTCCATGATGTTTGGGTATGGGACAAAGAAATACAGTTTTGAAAATGGGAATATCACGACAGCAACTGAGTATATAGGTGAGCGTCAGGACCAGATGCAGGAACTGAACCGCCAGAGGAAAGAGGCAATGTATTACATCCGCGATATATGTAGGGCGGTCTTGTGGTTCGAAAATACATTCCACGGGAAAATGTATAATATGGACGAAGAGATTATGATCGACTTTGACGACAGCTATATCACAGACAAGGAAGCAGAACTTGAAAGGAAACGGAATGACGCGATCACATTTGAGATCAAGGAGCTGCTACAGTGGTACCTGCAGGATGCCTATAATGCGACGCCGGAAGAGGCAGCAGGCATGATCGAACAGAAAGATGCAGAAGAAACGGATGACGAAGAAGAGCAGGATTAAGGAGTAAATATGCTGTCAGAACAACAGATTGAGATCATAGCAGAGGCGTTGATTCCGCTATTCAACTATCTTGAGCGGGAAGTGATACTGGACACCGCGGAGCGGATCAGTGAGACCATGGCGTATACCAGGACGGCGGAGCTTAAGGCGATCAGTATGAAGGCGCTCGGGTACAGCCCGGCAAAAATCCGCAAGGAGTGTATGAGGTTGCTGAATGCGGACGAGATGTACAGGAAGGCTGTCGCGAAGAACACGCTGGAGCATAAGAGGGAAGTCCGTCGGCTGCTCAATGAAATATGGCGGGAGGCAGAGAATCAGAACGGGAAGGTGATGCAAGACGCGGCGGACACATCGTATCTGAACGATCTGTCGATCTGGAAGGCAGCAGGCATGGAACTGACGGATGACAGCTTTCTTCCGCAGCTTGTGAGAGCATTTGAGAAGCAGACACGTGGAGAGTTTAAGAATCTGTCCCGCACGACGGCATTTAAGTCGGTAAACGGATATGAGACGATTGAGAACGTCTACAAAAGAGAACTGGATAAGGCAATGATCAAGGTGTGCAGCGGGACGTTCAGCAAAGAAGAAGTGATCAGGGACACCATACATAATCTGGCGGCGAGCGGTATGCGCACGGTGAAGTTTGAGAGCGGGTATGCCATGAATCTGGATACCGCCGTCAGGAATGCGGTGAGGACCGGCGTACACCAGATGCAGGCGAAGATGATGGACGAGAACATCAGGCAGACGGGGGTGGAATATGTCTATGTGTCGAAACACTGGGGAGCGAGGAATAAGGGAACCGGGCACGCCAACCATGAGGCATGGCAGGGAAAGGTGTATGCTGTTGCGGCAGGGGATCACGCCGGGGAAGCGGAGCGGATCGGTTATCATACCATCGAGGATCTCTATGAGGCGACCGGGTACAGCGCGGATGGCAGAAGGGAGAATGATCCGCTTGGGCTGCACGGATACAACTGCCGCCACTCTCACAGACCCTGGTTTGCCGGGATATCGAATTTAAGCGATTTTCCAGAAGACCCGGAGCCTGCGCCGGTAACGATAGGCGGGAAGACCTATGATTATTATGCAATTACGCAGAAGATGCGGCGTATGGAGCGGGGTGTCAGGGTACTCAAGAAAGAACGTGAGGCGCTGCGTGCAATGGAGCTTGATACGAAGGATATCGACTATAAGATTAGACGCAGGACGGAGGCATACAAGGACTTCTGTAAGGCGGCAAAGGTGAAGGAAAAGACGGAGAGACTGCGGTATGAGTGCAGCAGGGAGAATCTGGGGAGGTCAAAGGCGTGGAAAGAAATAAGAAATGCGGAACAATCCATTGAAAAATCAACGGATTCTGGTATAATAGAAGATGATAAAGGGACACTAAAGATGAAACTACAATTTTTTGCGGAAGAAGATATATATAGACAGGAGTCGGGTTCTTTAAAGCGTGCTATCAGAAAATATGAAAAGCGGGTGAGAGAGCACGAAGATTACTTGAAAGAACCGGAGAAGCACTGTGCAGACTGGGACGAAAAATCCATTGAGGAGAAGGAAGGATTAAAAAGGCACTGGAATAAAGAAATCCGCAATTTTAAACAGTCAATTAAGGACAGGGAAGAAGAGTTAAGGAAAAGAGGCGATTATGATGATGACTGATACATTATCGAGGGAAAGTATGAAATATATCGTTGCAAGACTGCTGGATAATGCTAATGATGCAGCGGAAGAGTACAGGGGTGATAAAAGTAATAAATTCTTGGCAGGGAGAAAACTGGCATATTATGAAATGTTAGATATCCTAAGGACAGAGTTAGACGTCAGAGATGAAGATTTGAAGGAATTTGGGCTGGACATTGATCTTGAAAAAACATATGCGTAATATGCGGGACGTGATTCTCTGATAAATTGATGTTGTTGTATTTCTGATTCAATGATACGATAATATACAAGGAGTGGTGTATATGGTCGTAAGGTGGTGCAGATGCCCGCGGTGCGGGTTTGAGCACTTCATCAAGGTAAGGTCGGACACGCGGATTAAGAATTTTCCGGCATACTGCAAAAATGTAAAAAAGAAATATTGGTAACCATAGAGCCTAGAGCCGAAGTGGTCAATTCATAAAAGAATTGGCTGCCCGGCTCTTTTTATTTTGTTCCCATACTGCGGAAAGCGCAGTTAAAAAATATTTTAGGAAGAGAGGAAAAGGGGCATGAAGAACATCTTTGAGATCATGAAGGAGTATGGTCTGGAAGTGCCGGAGGACAAGCGCAAGGAGTTTGAGGCAGCTGTTCTGGAGAATTACAGTACAAGGAGTGACTACGAGAAACAGAAGACTGCACTTGACAGCGCCGGCGAGAAACTCAAGACTTCAGACGAGACAATGAAAAGGCTGGAAAAGGAACTGGAAGAGTATAAGGATGCTGATGTGTCGGGGCTTAAGAAGCAGATCGAAGACCTCAAAGACGATCTGGAGAAGAAGGACGAGGAGTATCAGCGCCAGATTTCCGGCCGGGACTTTGACGATCTTCTGAAGGAAAGCATCAGCCAGGCAAAGGGCAGAAATGCAAAAGCGATCACTGCGCTTCTGGATGTGGAGAAATTGAAAGAATCCAAAAACCAGAAAGACGACGTGGCAGCAGCGCTGAAAGCCCTTTCCGAGCAGGAGGACAGTAAGATGCTCTTCGGGGAGCCGGACCCGAAACCGGTAGGGAATGGACACTTGATCGGGCAGGTGACGGGAGGCACGCAGACATATGATGACGCAAGGATGCGCGCGGTCATGGGGCTTCCGCCTGTTCAGACAGGCACAAAACAGGAGGGATGAGTAAATGCCGAACACAATTCAGTTAGCGAAAAATTATACGTCGCTGCTCGACGAGGTATATCAGGCGGCGTCAGTGGTAGGAGGGCTCAACACGAGTCCGGAGATGGCGAGAGCCGGGGCAAATGCCAATGAGATCGTGTACCCGCAGCTTTCCGTGACAGGTCTGGGAGACTACGACAGGAACTCGGGCTATACAACGGGCGCGGTGGATTTAAAGTGGGTGACGGCTGCGTTCAATTACGACCGCGGCACGAAGATTTCTGTTGACGTGATGGACAATGTGGAGACGAGCAACCTCGCATTCGGAATGGCTGGCTCGGAACTGATGCGGACGAAAGCTGCGCCGGAGGGTGATGCTTTCTTCTTTGCTACGGTCGCGTCTTTCGACGGGATCTCCACCGCAACGGGCGAGATCAAGACAGCGGAGCAGTTCCTGGATGCGCTGCTGACGGCGTGGAGCAAGATGGATGACGACGAGGTGCCGCCGGAGGAGAGGTACCTGTATGCGCGGTCGTCGCTCTTAAACTCCGTCATGTCGCTGGATTCCTATAAGTCCAAGGAAATCCTGAACAAATTCGCGGTAAAGAAGCCGGTACCTTCGGCACGTTTTTACACGGATATCGAGCTGCTTGACGGCAAGACGGCGGGAGAAGAGATTGGTCACTACAGGAAGGGCGCTGATGCGTCGGCGATCGACTTCATGATCATCCACAAGCCCGCGATCATCAAGTTTGACAAACACGTGGCAAACGATATCATTCCCGCCAGTATTAATGCAGACGCAGATGCGGACATCCTCAAGTACAGGAAGTATGCCATGGTAGACGGTTATAAGAATAAGCGGGCGGGTATCTATATGCACAGCAGCCAGACAGGGAGTCAGGGGGTATAAGCATGAGAAAAGTAGGGATGCATGCCGATGTTTCGGCTAAAAATGACGGAGACGCGAAGAAGAAACTGGCTGAAGCCAGAAAAGAGAACAAGAGCCTGCGGGAGGAGAACAAAGCGCTCCAGGCAGAGATCGAGAGCTTGAGAGCGGAGAACGAATCTCTTCGGGCAGCAGGCGAAGGCGGGAAAAAGGAGTAGCAGGGAGGAAAGCGGTATGTCGTTCATAAGCTGGGAGGAATACAGGTCCATAAGCGCAGAGGTGTCGGAGGAGGAGTTTGCAAGACTGAGCCGGAAGGCGGAGATCAAACTGAACGAGGTCACTCATATGCGCGTGGGACGTTTTCTCTCAGAGTATGACGGTGAACAGGCGACAGACTTCCAGAAACAAGTATACAGTCAGATACAGGCGACCATGTGTGAATTGATGGACGCGCTCTATACCAGGGAGACATCCGGCATGGGAACGGGGATTGCAGGGGTCAGCAACGACGGTTATTCAGAGACGTATCATATCAGGACCGAGGAGGAGATGGAGGCACAGATCGTCAGCCTGATCCGCAACGGGCTGAGCGGGACGGGACTGGCAGGTGTATTATGAGTGTTCTTTTTAATGAGACAATGACGGTCTACAATTTCAGTCAAGAGGATGGTGCAGAGAAGTGGCGCCGGACGGTGTTGCGGGGAATCCAGTGGAGACACCGAAAAAAAGAAGTGTCCGTAAGCGATCAGGTGGCGACAGAGACTAGGATGGAGAGTATCACAGTGGATTTCCAGCGAGCATATGGCAATAAGCCCTATGTGGATCCGGATCAGTACAGAAAACTGGCGGCAGAGGAGAAGGGAAACTGCTGGACGCTGGATGACAGGACGGAAAAGGACGTGCTCGTGTACGGGGAGCGGACGGAGGAAATCTCAGAAGAGTACCGGCTGTCGTCGCTGATGAAGGAATATCAGTATGCGGTGACCGTGAAGGCGGTATCTGACAACCGGAACCGCAGGGGGCTTAAGCATATCAAGGTGGTGGGAAATTGAAGGTTACATACGACTTTGATGCGAGCCGCTGCATTAAGAATCTCGGTCTGGATGAAGGCGGCAGGGTGCAGCAGGTTGTGACGAATCAGGTCGTCGCATTGTCTGAGCCATATGTTCCATTTGACGAAGGCGACCTTGCGGCATCCGTCCGCATAGAAAATGGGACGGATGTGGTGTGGAGAATGCCATACGCGCATTATATGTGGGGCGGGATCGTGTACGAGGATCCCCTCCTGCATTGTGCAGGGTTTCAGGTAGAAGATGGCGGATGGCGTTCGAGAAAAGGTTCACAGAAGGTTCCGACAAACAGGAAGCTGGAATACCAGAACGGAGCCCTGAGGGGACCGAAGTGGGTGCCGAGGATGCTGCAGAATGGCGGGGCAGAGAAGATCGAGGACGAGGCGAGAAAGGAAGTTGGGAGATGACGATATCGGAAGCGCTGATCAAGTGGCTCATGGAGTTTAATGAGGACGGCAAACGAATGGAGAAGATCGACGTGGACAGGCAGTCCGCGGAGGTAGAGTCCTACTCTCTGATCAAGGAGCCGGTGATAAACAGTACGAAGAATGTTCTTGGAGAGGAAACGGTGACAGCGCATTACACGCTGATGGCTAGGCTGGCGAACAACACCAACGCAGACAGGATCGAGAACAATGCGTTCGGCGAGGCGATGGAGACGTGGATCGAAGAGAAGAATGACAGGATGGAATATCCGGAAATTCCGAAAGGGAAGGTGACAGAGGTAAGGGTCACCACACCGTTTTTCGTAGGGAAAACAGAAAAGAACAACAGCGTCTACCAGATGACGGTAGCGCTCAGATATGAAAAGGGAAAATCAGCATAGGAAGGAGAAACGAACAATGAAATTACCGAGGGCGGCACTGGCACAGTGGTTATCATTTACCCAAAAAGACTGGACTTTGATCGGAAAAGACACAGATTCCATGTCAACGTCCATGAATCCGGATATCGAACAGAAGCAGAATGTGCTCGGGGAAACGGTCACGGAGCACAAAGGGTTCAAGCCGGAACTGGCAGTTGACTCATATGCAGCCAGGACAGAGGATGCGATCTATGAGAATCTGCTCGATATTACTATGAACAGGAAGTTTGACGAAGCGTCAACGACCGCATATCTGTTGGAGGGTGTGCTGGATGAAGCGGTTGTTGAGTCTGATAATAAAACGCTGTTAGGAAAAGGATGGATGGAAGAAGTTACGGTTGTTCCGCAGGAATACGGCGGCGGTATGGAGGCGTTTGGCATTCCCTTCAATGTAAGCCCCAAAGGCGGCGGAAGAGAGAAAGGAACAGTATCCGTCACAAAGAGGGTACCAACGTTCACACCGGATCCCGATCAGGGGGCAGGAACCGAGAGCGGGACAGAGTAGCACACAGGAAACTGAGGTATTAAGGCAACTTAATATATCCGGGGGCATACCTTTCCATTGTTCCCGGATTTGGAAAGGATGTTAAGTATGGCAAATATGACAGAAATAGAAATAAAAGGCAGTAACATGGACGAGATCAAGGCGGAAAACAGGGTACAGCTTACAAGGGTTACATTCAGTAACGGTGAGCACATAACCGTTTCCGGCAACGACATTTCCATCATTGAGCGGTTCAAAAAAGCGGGTGACGATCTGGAAGCGCTTGCGGACAGAACAGAGGAGAAAGACAGCAAAGAACTGTCCCTCGACGAAAAGATCGCGTTAAGGAAAGAATTTTCTGAAGAGGCGGAGAAGATCATGGACGCCGCGCTCGGCGGGGGAACGACGAGAAAGTATTTTGGGGACGTTTACGAGGATATCCCCGAATTTAAGCCAGATGTGGAGTGCTTTTTCGATTTCTGGGATTCACTTATCCCTGTGATCGAGAGATTGTCAGAGCACAAGGTCAAGCTGGAAAAGCTGGCAAGCAAAAAGAGGATGGCGAAGTACCAGCCGCAGGACCACAAGAAGGAGCAGAAGAAGGGCACGAAATGACAGGAGAATTGCCGAAAACGCTGACAGTTGGCGGTGTGGAGTACCCGATCCGCACGGGCTATCGCAATATGCTCAGACTGTTCGAGGCGCTCAGTGACCCGGAGCTTTATCCGGAAGAGAAGCAGATCGTGTCAGTTTATATGATATTCCAGGACTTTTCATGCGCGGATGATGTGGAGGCGGCTGTGGAAGCCGGTTTCGACATAGCGGAGGCGGTAAAACAGATCGCGTGGTTCATTGCCGCGGGGAGACCGGAGAAAAAGGACGATTTCCCGACGTACAGCTGGAAACAGGACGAGCAGATGATCTTTTCGTCGATCAACAAAGTGGCGGGCATGGAGACGCGCGAACAGCCTTATCTGCACTGGTGGACCTTTATCGGATATTTTAACGAGATAGAAGAGGGCACGCTTACCTTCATTATGGGAATACGAAATAAGCGAAACAGGGGGAAAAGGCTGGAAAAGCACGAAGAGGAGTTCCTGTCCAGATACCGCGATCTGGTGGAGATCAAACCGATATTGTCAAAAGAAGAGCAGGAGCAGGAGGATGCGTTCCAGGCATTCGTTGACGAGGTGCTGGGATAGCATATTTTTTACTTTAAGGGTGGGTATCAATGGCGCAGTATGACGGAACTATCAGGATAAATACGAATATCCGGCTAAAAGAAGCACAGATACAGCTTGCTTCGCTTGAAAACCGTATGAAAAAGACGGCGGACAAGATAACCACGTTGCGCACAAAAATGGACGCTCTTAAGGATACAAAGGTACCGACAAAGGAATATAAGGACATATCCGAGCAGATTGCGAAAGCGACCGCGGAGTTTGACAGACTTCTGGAGAAACAGGAGCAGATGCAGCGGACAGGGAAGGATCATGGCGCCGCATGGGATGAACTCAACAGGAAGATGGACGAAGCCGGTAATACGATCAAATATGCCAAGGGGGAACTGCAGGCTCTCGTAGATACCGGGAAAGCCTTTACGCTCGGTTCCGATACGGGAGAATATGCAAAACTCGGGCAGAAGCTGCAGTATGATGAAAGTGAAATGTCTGTACTGAACCAGAAGCATGAAGCACTGTGCATGAAACAGCAAAAGGCTGGAAAAGGGTATAAAGAGCTTGCCGGAAAAGCAAAGTCCGCCTTCAACTCTATCGGTAATGTGTTAAAGAAAGCAGATTCGGCTGTAGGCGCATTCGGCAGGAAAGTCCGCGAAACAGCACAGAATCACCTCCAGCTTTTCAGAAAAGAAACGGAAAAGACGAAGAGAGCGGTGTCAGGATTTGCCGGACGTCTCAAGAGCCTTGCGCTGTCCCTGCTCATATTCAACCAGATCAGCACGGCATTCCGGGCGGCATCATCTGCAATGAAGACAGGGTTTAAAAACCTGTATGACGACAACGAGCGGTTCCGGGCGTCGATAGACGAACTCAAAGGCAGCTTGCTCACATTGCAGAACGCCTTTGCGGCGGCATTCAGCCCGATCGTTGAGATGGCGCTCCCATACATACAGACTCTGGTAGAATGGCTCACCCATGCGGTGAATCTTGCAGGGCAGTTCTTTGCTGCGCTCACGGGAAGGAAGACATATACGAGGGCGATAAAGCAGACTGCGGGGGCATCAAAGGAAGCGGCGGATGCGGCGAAAGAAGAGGCGGAGGCGGAAGAGGATAAAGCGGACGTCATAAACAGGCAGTTGAGCCCGCTGGATAAACTGAACAATCTGACATCCGAGAAAGCGGATGCTGACAGGGAAAATAAGAAAGATAAAGACAAAGATAAGAACGGAACCGGCGGAGCCGGTGGTGTCATGTTTGAAGAGGTCCCGATCGAGAGCGGGATTCTCGATATCGCTGACAAATTCAAGGATATCCTGTCCAAGCTTTTTGCTCCGTTGAAAGCGGCATGGGACAAAGAGGGCGAGTTTGTCATGAAGGCATGGAAGTATGCCCTTGGCGAAGTGTGGAAACTGGTCAAGGATATTGGGCGGGATTTTCTTACGGTATGGCAGCAGGATAAAACAGTAAAGATATTTGAGGATCTGCTGCATATCATAGGCGATATCGGGCTTATCATAGGGCATCTGGCGAGGAACTTCCGGGAAGCGTGGAACGAGAACGAGACAGGGCTACATATTCTTGAAAATATCCGGGATATCATAGGTGTTATCGTTCATAATTTCCGGCTGGCGGCGGATGAAACGGAAAAATGGGCTGACAAGCTGAACTTTAAGCCACTACTTGAAGCGTTCGAGCGGTTCACAGAGTCTCTTATCCCGCTGGCGGATGCACTGAGCGGTATCCTCACAGATTTTTATACGCAGGTGCTCCTGCCGCTCGGGAAATGGACGCTTGAGAAAGGTCTGCCGGAGTTGCTCGATGTATTTACGGCGTTTAATGAAAAGGTGGACTGGGATGCGTTGAGAACACGTCTGTCGGAGTTCTGGGACCATCTGGAGCCATTTGCGGAGACAGTGGGTGAGGGGCTTATCATCTTCATTGAGCGCGTTTCGGACGCATTGGCAGACTTTATTAGCAGCGAGGCGTTCGACAATTTCCTCACAAAGATTGAGGAGTGGATGGACAGCGTAACGCCTGAGGATGTAGCGGATGCTTTGGTGGGGATAGCAGAAGCATTAATTGCATTAAAACTCGCCATTCTTGGTTTCAGCGTGATAAGTGCAGTGGCAGGAGTCTTAACGACGCTTACTACTTTCCTTTCTTCCATAGGAACTCTTGGTGGAATGGTGATAAGCGGTGCCAAGCTGATCGGTGGTGGAATTGTAAGTATTTTAACTGCAATAGGAAGTATTCCCGCAATTCTGGCTATGGTTGCGGCAGCAGTGATCGGATGGAATATCGGGGAGTGGATAAACGAGAAACTTTTTGGAGTGGACACTCCGTCGTTTACAGAGATGATGGAGGGGATCAAGAGCTCTTTCACGGATGGAAGTTGGAGAGAGGCGCTGCATCTGTGGGGTGAGGATATCAAGGCAGACTGGACGGAGATATGGGGCTATGTGAAAGAGGATTTCAATAACGCGATCCTCGGACAGCTCCTCGGGTCTTTCACGGATGGCACATGGAGAGAGGCTTTGAGCCTTTGGGGAGATGATATCTACAATGCGTTTGTGACCTTGGGAGAGCGGCAGGAGGAGTGGCTTAATTCCTTAAAAGAAAAGTGGTCGCGGACATGGAATGACATAAAAGGGAAAATAGAAGGAGCAATAGGTTCTATAAGGTCAACGGTTGGCTCCGCGATAGACTGGATCAGGAGCAAGCTGGATTCTTTAAAGAGTTCCTTCAATTTCGGGACCGGCGTAGCCGGTGGCAGGATATTCTCGCCAGGTAAGTCGGCACGCAGCATGAGCGTGTCCTCTTACGCGGCGAATCCTGTGTATGCGGCACTGGCTGATATGCCGATCCCCGGTTACGCCACAGGACAGGTTATCCCGCGTTCCATGAAGCAGCATCTTGCGATTCTGGGGGATAACAACCGCGAGACGGAGGTGGTTTCCCCACTGTCTACAATCGAGCAGGCAGTAATAAATGCCATGGCAAAAGTAAACCGGGATGCGGGCAATAGCGGCGGAACCGTCAGATTAGAAATTCCGGTGATCATCAGCGGAATCGGGGAAATCGGTCGGGCAGTGCAGCAGTTTGACATGGAGTATTTTAAACAGTCTGGACGACATGCTTTTTCATAGGTGATCATATGGCACAATTCAGATTCGGAAGCTTTGACTTCCCGGATAAATTCATAGAAAAAAACAAGGTCAATGTAAAACCAAACCAGCGGCAGAGCTTGGATGCATATACAGACGCATTCGGTGAGACGCATGATAACGGTGTTCCTCATACAAAGACAGAGGTCAGCTTTACCACGCTGCCAATGACTAGCACTGAGTTCCGGGCTATCATGGACAGCATAAGGAGCAACTATATTGATTACATACTCCGGGACGCAAACTGTACCTATTACGACGACGAGAGCGGGACGTTTAAGACGGGGCATTTCTATTTTGACAAGAGCTTCCAAGTTAACAGGGACGAGGTGGACAAAAACGGGGTGCCTACAAAATACGGAGAAATGACATGGACATTTATTGAATATTAGAGGAGTGGCGGCATGGTTGTATCAGGCAATGTAAAAAATGCATATCACAAAGATACGGTTACTAAGTATGTATCGTTGTCATTTCCGGAGATTGGGAAGGAAGTGTCCGGGGAAGATATTTACACCGAATCACTACGGCTTTCTGAAAAGCTAATAGATAAGCAGAGTATGGAGTTTGTCGGATGCATTGCAAGCATGTTCAAAATCAGTGTACACGGTCTTAATTATGACACTAAGGGGAAAAAGATTACTGTCAGGATATGGACGGATGGCACAGAGGAGGAGCCGGTCACGCTCTTTAATGGCATTGTGGACTCTGCGGTGTCACAAAGTAATAAGTGGAATAAGGAGATCACAGCCTACGACGAACTTTATACGCGCGGCAACACCGAGGTGGCGGCGTGGTATAAGTCTCTAAAATTTCCGATTACTTTAAAGAATCTTCGGGACAGCCTGTTTGCATATATCGGATTGGAGCAGGTGGCGACGAGCTTGCCAAACGACGGTGTGACGATCAAGAAATGGTATGATCCAAATACACTGCAGGCATTGGCTGTCATAAAGGCGATCTGCCAGATCAACGGAGCTTTCGGCATCATAAACCGGGAGGGGAAGTTTGAATATCGGATTTTGGGCGATATCAAACAGACAGCATATCCGTCGCTTACGCTTTTTCCGTCAAATAATCTTTTCCCGTCAGACCCGGACGTAGCGGCTTCTGCAGCGGCAAGAATCGCTGACGAGATCAATGCGGAATACTTTTCTTTTTACCGCAGGGTCGATTATGAGGAGTTCGAGGTCAAGGTGATCGACAAAGTAACAGTGAGACTGTCTGAGGATGATCAGGGCGTGACTTATGGCAGCGGCACAAACAACTATATCGTGCAGGGAAACATCTTCGCATATGGGCTGTCAAAACAGGAGCTCACTGCGATCGCAAAGAATATTTATAACAGCATAGGCGGATTCTCTTATTATCCGTTTCAGTCAGAGAACAACGGGCTCCCTTTTATCGAGTGCGGCATAGATGCTGTGTCTTATTACGTAGTCGATTGGGAGAAGACGATGAACGGGCAGAAAAATCGTTCCGGCGGCTTGGATATCGTGTATGAGCAGCGTCCGTTCTATGTCTTAAATAGGGAGCTGTCCGGCATACAGGCACTTAAGGACTCTTACAGCGCGAAGGGTGAGGAGTACCAGAGCGAGTTTATCACGGACTTGCAGACACAGATTGATACGATAAAGAAAAATACAGGCGTAAATGTAAAAGATTATGTAAATGATTACGTCGGAGACTACACATACGACAAAGGCACGATTGATGATATGTTTGCGAATTTTGAAGGCGGCGGTGGATCAAAAATAATATCAGTAGAAAAACTACCTGCAGATCATATTGACCCAGATGCTTATTATGCGATTCAAGGTATAGTGGTGGTGGAATAAATGGGGAGACAAAGCGCAAGATTATGGCACGACGGAAAAGACCATAAAGATTTTTGGAAGTTAATAGATGACGAAGAAGGTTATTTAGGTAAATCATGGAGAATGCACTGGCAAATATACAAAGGGAATAAACTGCTTTGGGAAAAGCTCCCACCAAATTTTTTGCTGTCTACTGGAAGGTATTATAACCTGTCTGGGCGATTTTATGATTCTGTCAAAGGAGAAAAATTTACAGATAATGGCTTCTTAAAATCATATATCGATGAGAGCAAGGCGTTATATAACTTTTGTAAAGTAGGAAAGCATTTATTTGCTTCATACGGCGCTGAGGTTTATTGCACAGAAAATTGTTATTCTTGGAAAGAAGTAAAAACGGTTTCTTCACATACTGGTGACACCGTAACATATTTAGGGAATTACAATGAAAGGCTTTTAATAATTACTAACTCAAACTTCCCACACCAGTTGGTGTGCTGAACCTTGAAAAATCAATACTGTAGCCCATAAAAAAGG